TGCTATTCTCACAAGGGGGTTAGAAACAGGGAACCATTCTATGAGATCCTCAACACTCTCGACATTGACTATGATAAAGACCCAGATGTAGAGTTTGTAGAGGATGGGGATTGGGCAATTATTAGAAGATATGCACACGCATCTACAGTCATTGATAACTACAATGATTACTTAACTGCTGAGCAAGTACTTGAATTAGAAAACCCACAGCAAAACTCTGTTGATTCGTATCTTCTATACAGAGCAGAAGCTTCAGGTGCCGATGACAATATCTACAGAAACAGACTTGTTGAAGTAGTTACTGTCTATTGGAAGTCTCGTAAGAGAATTGGGTTTGTGGAGTACATTGACCAAAATACTGGTCAACTTGAGGAGTTTGAAGTTGATGAGACTTACAGACTCCCAGGAGAACTCAAAGAACAAGGAGCTAAGTTGAATTGGGAGTGGGTAAATGAAGTGTGGGAAGGAACAAAGATTGATGGACGCTTTTATGTAAACATCTCCCCAATCCCAAATCAACGTACTTCTATTGACAATCCTTCAAGATGTAAACTCCCAGTTAATGGGAGGAAGTATTCAGATATTAACTCAAACAATGTCTCTCTTGTACAGCTTGGGATTCCATATCAGCTGAACTACAATATCTTCAAGTACAGAATGGAACTAGCTATTGCTAGGTCTAAGGATATCATTGCTCAGTTTGATATCAACATGATCCCAAAGAAATGGGATATGGATAAATTCATGTACTATGTTGAAGGAACTGGTATTGCATGGGTTGACTACAATAAAGAGGGTGTTATGCTCTCTCCCCAGCATCAATCTGTACTCGATATGTCGATTAAGACAATTGAGCAGTACATCGTCTTGCTTGAATCAATCATGCAAGAGTGGGAAAAAATCTCAGGAGTCAACAGACAACGTCAAGGAACAATCGGGACATACGAAGGTAAGTCCACAAGTCAACAAGCCATTGTTCAGTCGTCGCACATTACTGAAGATCTTTTCAGGAAATTTGCACGATTTGAGCAAAGAGAACTCCAAGGCTTATTGGATTATTCGAAGGAAGCGTGGATAGATGGGAAGTCAGCAATGTACTTCATGCCTGATACCACAGCACAGTTCTTAGACTTAGATTCTTTAGGGCATATGGAATCAGAGTACGGTGTATTCGTATCTGATGCAGGTAAGGATCAAGACAATCTCAATCAAGCACGTCAGATGTCTCAAGCTATGGTTCAGAACGGGATGCCAGCATCTGCAGTTATGGAATTGTTTGATACTGATAGCTTTACTGGGTTGAAAGATAAGATGCGTAAAGCAGAACAAGCTCAACAAGAACTTGCTCAGAAACAACAAGAAGCTCAGATGCAAATGCAACAACAGCAGATGCAGATGGAGCAAGCTAAAGTAGAGAGGGAATCTCTTGAGAAAGAAAAAGACAGACAGAAGGATATTGAGATTGCCTTGATTAATGCTGAAGCTAAGGATGTTGAAGGGAAGTTAAACTTAGATCTTGAGAAGATGATGAAACAATTTGAACTCAAGGAGAGAGAACTTGACCTTAAGCAACAAGCATTGGATAAAGAAAATGACCTAACCCCAGACGGGGAGTAAGAGATTTAAATTTCTTGTGTAATGACTAATGCAGAGCGACGTAAATTACTAAATGAATACAGGCTATCTGATAGAAAGGAATCTCTATTAGATATGTTTAGTAATTACCGCAAGATGCAAGATGGGGGACCTACTGATCCTCCCTATACAGCTGCATCAGATAATACTAGAGTCAGTACACCTCTTTCACCACAAGTTGCTTTAAACCCAGCTACCCCAACTCCAATGGTTAGAGATGAGGGCACGATTAGGCAAAGACCTTACGACTCAATGGATTTTTGGAGAGATGTGAAAACTCACAATTCTCAAGACGATTCTACATTTGAAAATGCTGTAGAAGCATTTGATCCTACAGGAGTATCATCTTGGGATGATGCTTATCGTGCATGGAACTCTATGCAAGATAGAGGCGCGTCGTACCCAAATTTAGATGAAGCAGTAGATATGCTTGGGGCTGTACCAATGCTTGGAAAAGCAAAATTTACGTTTAATCTAGCTAAGAAAGCTCAGAAGCCACTAAAATATTACGGAATTGAGTTTTACAATAATGTTGGGAGACACGTAATAAACAGTGCAAATGCATTAGATGCATTAGAAGATGAGACTGGGTTTTTGGATAGCAAGAAATACGGAGGAACAAAGAAGTATTTTGAACGTAAAATACGAAGGAAGTGATATATTATAACAACAGTTATAAAAGCAAATTAAACAAGTAAACTAAAACACAAACTAAATACATTTGTAAAATGGCGGAAGAAAACAAGTTAGATATCAGCGCAATCTCCTTTGACGATATGTTGGGGGATGGGCTGGAGACTATGCCAGCAGAACCGGAGACGGTTGAAAAAATTGATTCTGAGGTAGATGAAGAAGTCGAAGACATTGTAGATGAATCAAAAACCGAAGAATACGAAGAGGAGTCAGAAACAGAAGAGTACGAAGAAACAGAAAATGACGATGCTGAAGAAGATTCAGCAGGACAAGGAGTTATTTTCGAAATAGCTAATACTCTTGGGTTAGAGTTAAATGATGAGTATGATGATACTGTAGAAGGGTTGACAAATTTCGTAAGAGATATGTCACAAGAGGCTGCAGAAGAACAGTTGAGTCAATTGTTTGAGCAGTACCCTGAGGTACAAAGACATCTTGATTACGTAATGTCTGGAGGTAACTCTGAAGAGTTTATGCAGGCTTACAATCCACAAGTAGATTTCTCTGCTGTTGAGATTGATCAAGAAGATGTAAGTACTCAGCGTATCATCTTAGCAAACTACTTTCAAGCAAAAGGTCATGACAATGAGTTTATCGAAGATATGCTTGAATCATTGGAGTCAAGAGGTTCATTGTTTAGCAAATCAGAAGTGGCTAGACAAGAGCTTGCTACTGCACAAGAACAATATCGTCAAGAGTTGTTTGAAAAGCAGCAAGCTGAGTTCCAAAGACAACAAGAAGAAACAGAAGAGTTCTGGGAGGGTGTAGCAAATAGAATTGAGACTGGGAATGAGTTTGCTGGGGTACGTATCCCAGACAATCAAAAAGCAAAATTCTTTGACTACATCTCTGAGCCTGTAGGTCCTAATGGGGAGACTCAAAGAGATTTAGATTACAGTCAATCAGAATTAGAAGTTAAACTTGCTATGGACTACTTAATGTACAATGGCTTTAAACTTGATGACATCATCAACACAAGAGCTAGAACAAAGAGTGTTCAATCATTGAGAGAAAGGATTGTCTCTAATGAGCAGCAGGTTAAAAACGCCAGACGCACCCAACGCCGACAGAGACAATTTGATACAGATGATCTGGATTTAAATGCTCTCTTCTAATATATACAAAACAATTAAAATTAAAATCTAGAATATCATGGCTTTACAGCAGGTTTTAAAGACCTATTACAATGATCAGCAGATGACCGACACTAACTCGTTGGTTAATGCGCTTATGGAGAAACCAGAAGAACTCTCCCCAATTATTACTCACCTCGCAGGTCGTGAGGAGAAGAAGTTCCCATTGTCTTTCTTGACTGAAGGTGTGGGTAACACTCGCTCTATTGATCGCTTTGAGTATGAGTACAGAGTTAAAACTCATGAAGTAAATGTTCGTCCAGTTGTTGCATCTGTAGGTACTGGTGCAGGTGGTTCTATGTTTACTGTTACTTTCCCTGACAAGTGGTTCATCTTCCCATACACTCTCGTATCTCAGTCTGGGGTACTTGCTCGTATTATGGAGCAACCAACTCCTGACGGTGGTGGGTACAAGTACACTTTGAAGATTGTATCTCCTGACGTATCAACTGTCCCATCTACTGATGTTGCCGCAGGTGCATTGTGGGGTATGTTGTATGCTAACGTAGGGATTGACTTCTCTCGTGGTAATGCATCTAACTGGACTGCTCCAGGTCTCGTACGTTCTAAGATCGGTACAGTACGTAAGTCTTACCACTTCGCAGGTAACGCTAAGGACTATGTAGCTCAGTTCACTCTCCCAATGAAGGATGGACAAACTACTAAGTTGTGGATGGATTACGAAGAGTACCGTCACATGCTCAAGTTTAAGGAAGAGTGTGAGATGTACTACTGGTATGGTCAAAAGACTTATGATGATAAGGGTACTAACCAGATGCTCGATGAGAACGGTCAACCAGTAATCTCTGGTCCTGGTTTGTTTGAGCAAATCATCAACAAGGATACTTACTCAACTTTGACTCAGAAGAAGATTGAGGATGTTATCGGTGATTTGTTCTACGGCATGACTGATGCTACTGATAAGCAAGTTACTCTCTACACTGGTATTGGGGGTGCACGTGAGTTCGATAAGGCTCTGCGTAACTACTATGCTACTGGTGGAGCACAAGGCAACTCTTACCTCCAGACTACTGAAGCTAAGTTCATCACAGGTAGCGGTCGTAATCTTGGAATTACTGGTTACTTCACTTCTTACGATCACATTGATGGTCACAGAGTGAACGTAGTTAAAGTTCCATTGTTTGACCACGGTCCTGTTGCTCAAGCTTCTGCTAAGCACCCAGAATCTGGATTGCCATTGGAGTCATACAGAATGACCTTCGTTGACCAATCATCTTATGATGGAGAAAACAACCTCCAGATGATCAACAAGAAGGGTCGTGAAATGTTGCGTTGGGCTGTTGCAGGTTCAGTTGTTCCGAAAGGATTTACTGAAACTGACACTCGCGCAAGTGATATAGACGGTGCATCTGTACACATGTTGAAAACAGCAGGTATCTTACTCAGAAGGTTCGATACTAGCTTAGATCTTCAGTGTGTAGCATCGTAATTTGTGTTTGGTTTGCAAGGGGGACGACTGCAACGGCGGTTGTCCCCCATTAACCATAAATAGTTATTCTTAATCTTAATAAAAAAGAACATGAAAAAAATCATGATCAGGCGCAAGGAGGTATTAAACCACCTCCCAAAAGAAATTAGAGCTGGGGCTAAAATTAGCATTGGCTCTATTTATGTAAACCGACAACCTCTTAAGGGGTTAGATGAAGAAGAGTCACACAAGATTCTTTCAAAGATTTTAGATGTCCCACCTACTCATCAGGATTGGCCAAAACAAGAGAAACAGTTTTGGGCATCAATGACTTTAAAAGTCCCATTCGAAGGAGTAGAGTTGGATATTACAGTAGATGAAGATGGGGAACCTCACAACATCATGGACTACGTTACTTACAAGTGGTGTCAAAAGCATCGTCAAGTAGCTATGAGTGAGGATGAGATGAACTCAGACCCATTGAAGAAATTCTACATCTACGATCCACAAAAAGACCTCGTCAAGAAGAACGCTAATGTTAAGCTTCGTAAAGATGCTGATAAGGAGTTCATCAAGATCAGTGCAGATACAGACAAGATGAGACGATTGCTCAGAGTATTGTCTAAGGGTTCTAAACCAGAACAACTGTCTGAACTTGAAGTAGAGAATCAGCTTTACGAAATCAAAAACAGTAAGCCTGATGCGTTCTTGAAGATGAGTTTAGATAAAAACTTAGATACAAGAGCTGAGATTGAGGAAATGATTGAGCTTGGGGTACTTCGTACAATTGGGAATCAAATCATCTATGGTGATGAAACAATTGGGGAGAACATCACAGACACAATCGTTTACTTCAACAACAAAAAGAACTCAGGGCAAATCAATGCCATGAGAGCTCAGCTCAAAGAACTTAGAAGTTAATGACTATACAAGAGATGCATATTGCAGTCAACCTGGGGGTGCAGAAAATTGCTTCCTTCCAGGTTGACAATCTCTTACCTCAAGAGATTGACCATGAACTCAATGTCGCTATGGACAAGTTCATTAAATTACGTTACTCCCCATTAGGGAATAAGTATCGTGATGGATTTGAGCAATCTCAAAAAAGGATTGATGATCTTAGAAACTTAGTTGTGGATTACGCAACTGAGGCTAACTATCAAGGTCAGACAGTTAACAACTATTTTATTGACAGAGCCCCTCTCCCAAGAGACTATATGTTCTTAGTTAACTTCTATGTAGAAGAGTACTACGAATGCAATAATACAAACTGGGTTAGTACGTTTAATAGAACCAATTACTTGTACAAAGTACCATTGGTAAATAGTAATGGGATTGGGGTGTCAGATATCATCAATGACGGTAGTACAATTTTTGCAGACTTATCTGAAGATCAAGTTTTAGATGCAGAGTTCTTTTTAAACCCAGCATTCTTAACTGATAGTTGGGTAGTACTAGACTCTAATATAGCTCAAGATGATGCTTCTGATTACATGACTGGCTCAAATGCTACATTTGAAAGTCATCAAACTCCTACAATAGATTCTAATCATGTTCTATTGAGTGCTGCTACTGTTGATCCTGGGAATATAACAGTAAAGTACTCTGATGAGAGTTCAGTAACAATAGCATCTACTGAAGTAAGTCATCAACAAAGATGGCCTACTCAACCTCTGATTACCCCAATAACTAGAGAAATGGGGATGTATGTTCAGCATGATGATATATACATGGTACTATCAGACCCCTTTAATCGTCCTACTTACGACAGAGTA